ACTGGCCTTTGTCTCGGTTGACTGAGCTGCCAACGGCCAGTGCCCGGTGCGCTTCAATGAACGGCCGAATGTTCATGGTCAGCGAAGCTGGCACGAAGTTGCCGAAGTTCAACGATGTGCTCATGCTGATGACACCTCGGTCGTCAAGCACGTAAGACTGGTCCAAGTTCTGCGCGGTGTACGCGTAGCCGCCGGTGCCGGTGTTGAACGCCGACAGTTGAAAGTTTGCGGAGCTTGTGCCGTACAAGACCGACGTGTCCTGACGCGTGTAAACGCCCAAGGCGCCGCTTGATTGGTTACCCGGCAGGATCAGCAGGTTGGTAATCTCTGCGTTCATGGCGATCTCGCCAGCGCCCAACAAAGGGGTCCATTGGTACGGATAGCCCAAAGCGCTGAATTGCAAAGAAGCGCCGAAGCTCAAAAACAAATGCTGCTTGTGGAAGCAAATGTGGTTGGGCGTATCCACGGTCATGCCGGTGCGAATGGGCACGTAAGTCGTGCCGTCAAATTCAAATGCGTTGTTCTTTCCGTCGCACCCGTACATTTTGTAGTTGGCTGTGCCGCCGCCGAAGTTGGCGATCACGGTGTCGTAACGGCCGCTGGGTGCCAAAGTGATTTGCACAGGCGCGGTCAAGACGTGCGCGTAGGTGGTAACACCGATTCGCAAATTCTCACCAACCGTAAAGGTCCCGGTAACGGTAGACAAAATCAATTGACCGGCCGCATCGCTTGAAGCGTAGGTGCCGTCTTCAAGAACCGTGCGGGCCACCACACACGTCGCCCCGCTGGACTGACCGGTCAAGGTGACGCCGTCTGCGATCGCCAAGACGCCGCTATCAAAAGACATGGTCTTGCCAAGGGTGACAGCGGTCCATCCCGAAGATGTCGACTTGTGCATGACCGAAGCTGTTGCACCGGCGTTGTTTCGCCATGCGTACAGGGTGCCGTTGTAGTAGCCCACGCCGAGCACGGATCCGGATCCCGGCACGGCGGTGATGTCGGCCCGGTAGCTGTCTGCGGCAAGGTTGCGGTAGGTCACGTCCAGCAGGCCGTCGGCTGATATCCCTTGCACATACGTGATGACGCCCACATTGGTCGAGCTCACCGAGATGCCTTCTGTGGACAAGAAGGTGCCGGTCTCTCGGGTAATCACCACGTCGTTGCCGGTCCGCGCGATGACCACGCCAGTGGCTGCGGATGACAAACCGACGATGGTGTTGCCAACGGCGACCGTGCCGGTCAGTGCGCAGACAAGAAGGTTGTAGACCGCGGCCGATGGGCTGGGCCTTCCGTCAAAGCGCTCGTATCCAGCGATGCGGGTGTAGCCGCCAGTGATTGAGCACTCGAAGTTGGCAGCCCGGCGGGCGATGCCCGGGGGCAATGAAAGAGTTGGGGTGACCTGATCCAAGCCGCCATTGAGGCGGATGAGATCGTAATTGACTCTGGGCGTGGTCAGTGGCATCTGGTCTCTTTAGGCAAGAGGCGGACCACTGACAACGGTTGGCAGCTGGTCGATGTCCAGACGATTCATCAAACGCTTAAATTCAAACTCGCCCCGCTGGTAAACCTCCGGAGCCGACTCATAACCGCCGTAAAACATCATGGCCCGGTAGACGATCATCATCTGGAACCGGGTGGGGAAGTAAGCGGAAGGCTCGTCAGTGGCCGCAGAGAACTCGGTGGGCTGCACGTAGTACTCGCCCACAACAACGTAAGGCTGATCAGGGATCGAGCCAAAACCCAAGTTTTTATCAGGGTCGATCGTGACGACCACTGGCCTTGCATACGTTGTCCGCATGTTCCCGTACATGTACAGGTTGCGGAACGTCGTGTAGTCCATGTAGTTTGACAGCTGCTCGTCTTTGTAGTCTTGGCCTACAGACGAGATCCGCCAACTGTCACGTTTCCAGTTTCCAAAAGTGGTCCCCACACCGGCTTCGGTGGGGGTGTAGATTTGCTGTTGCGTGACCGTGTTGAACTGCACTGGCTGGCGCATCCACTGCCAGTCCTCCTTGGCCGTCTGCACATCAACCCACGCGCTGTTAATCCACGCAGCGATCCGCGCGGACTCGCCTGTAAGGCCAGTGACGGTGACCAGAGGGGTGCCGGCGCCTGAGACGCCGCACTCCACCCTTGCGCGATTAATCAGCTGTAGGAAATTCACGTAGCTTCAGCCAATACGTTGGTGAGCCATGCGCGACCCCGGGGGTTTGCGTCTTCCATGAGCTCGAATGGGTAAGCCAAACCGTGACGCGCAACCATGTCGATCTGGTCAGGAGCCGCGGGATTGCGGGTGACTTGGCTGTACTTGGTCTCTTTCATGTGTGCCAAGATCTCAACGTACTTGCGGCGGACCGTAGTGGGCACGCCACGCATGATCGGCTGGTTGGTTCCGTTGCAGTTGAGGATCACGTGAGGAGCTTGGTTTTCATCGGTGCTGGAGTGAACCATCACGGTGACCATCTCGTTCATGAACATCTCGCTGGAAGCCAGTTCGCGCAGGTCGGGGACTCGCGAAACGGGATCAATCATCGGTGCGTCATCGTGGATCTCGATGCCAGCGATTACTTCTTTTTTTGCCATTCTCATTCTCCGTTGGGGTTAAAAAACTCTCTTGCCAAAAAGCAGACCACCCGAAGGTGGCCTGCGTAAAAACCTCTTCAAGGAGGATGGCAAATTACTGGGCCGAGCCGGGCATGTCCATGCAGTCGCTGAAGGTGTCAGTAACACCAGCAGCACCAAGGTCAGTCGAGCCGGGGGTAAACGTAGCAGACGAGCTGGTAACTACTTTGATCAAACCGACCAAAGTTGTACCTGCTGTGACCTGACCGGGCACTGGGCATGGATCGCCAGCGGCAACGATAGGACCTTGTGTGGTCGACACGGCGCCAGCGGCTGTGATCCACACGGCAAACAAGCAGGCTTGCGAGTTGCCCAAGGCGGTGCCGGCCGTGAAAGGCAGGTTGTCGGTAGCAGCTTTAGACTTGAAAATACCGTTGCTTGTGAAAGTCAAGGTGTTCGCAGTCTTGAAGGTGTTGGCGTCGGTGCCTTCAGCCAAGCCGGCAGCGGTCAGCGAGAGATAGCCACTATTGGCTTGTTCGATGTTGTAAGACATGATGAATTTCCTTTGTGAAGATTAGGAGACAGTTGCCGAAAACGGAGTTGCTTCCGTGCCAGTCGCAGCGGTGAACACGCGCACGGCGAAGGTGCCGGCAATTGCATCGATGATCTCGATGTGATCGCCAGCAAGGCCGCCCAGTGTTGTGCCGTTGAGGGTGATGGTGTCGCTCGTGGAAGTCGTGGCATAACCCAAGACCGCCGCCGCGCTATCGCTGATAACAAACGCTCGGCCAGACATCACGTCAGTAGCATTGTTCACCTTGATGGTGGTGCTGTTTGATGTGATGGTGGTGCCAATGACGAATCGGTAGACAGAACCAGTGCCGGTCGCATTTGGCAGGGTGACTGCACATCCTGCTGCGGCATTGATAACCATCGTGCGACCGCCGTTGACTTCGCGGGTGCAAGTCAAAGCGCCAGTGACTTCGACTGTCGGGGTGGCCTCCACCGCGCCGACCACGTCACCCGTTAGCACTCCGTTGTTCAGAAGGCTGTAATAAGCTGCATTGCTCATGGTGTGTTCCTTTAGTTAGGACGGGGCCGGGGTAACCCAGCCCCTAGTCATTACAGGGCGGTCACACCGGCTTCGATACGGGCCATGAAGGCGTCGTTCAGACGCACAGTCGCGAACCATGTAGAAGCACCCACGTAGCCGAATTGGCCCAGCGGGTTGGCGTGGTTGGTCTGTGATGCTTTGAGGACCACAGGCTTGATTGCAGACATGCCCTTCAGAGCGACTTGGCCCCAAGCGTCTTCACCAATGATGATGAATGGGTACACGTCGACGTTGGCAGCGCCAACCGACAGCATGCCGCTCGAGCCAACCGAAGCGCCGGCAGCCAAGAACGATTTCAACAGGGGTGAGCTGATGAATCGGAAGTCTTCGCATGCACCGACTTCGCGGTCATGGATCGGCTTGAACGAACCGTACTCTTCAACCCGGGTGAAGCCGGGCAGATTACGGATGTCGCTGACAGCGTCAGTGTGGCAGAACACCACGTATGCAGGCTGCACAGCCCGAGTACCGAAGTTGACACCGGGAGCCAGACGACTGGTTACACGACGCGAGCGGTTGGACTCGAGGGTACGAGCCGCTTTACGAATTGCGTTCAGGCTGATGGCCGTGTTCACAGCGGAGCGGCTGGAGCCGTTCGCGTAGATCACAGTGGAGCCAGCCTTTAGCACCCCGTAACGAACCATCTCCATCACCTCGGCCAGAGTCTCGCCCGTGAGCTTGACCATTTCGCCGGGGATGTCGTCTTCGTACAGCTGCTCGACCTTGCTGGAGTACTTGAACAGCACGCCATATTGCTGGAGCTGAACAGACACGTCTTGGAACGAGATCGTGTTCGCGTTGGGAGTCACACCCTCAGCCAACACGAAGTTGGAAGCGGTGATGTCCGGTGTGCCGACGTAGCGGCTGGTGTTTTCAATCGTGGTACCCGCGGTCGATGCGCCGAAGGGCAGAGTACGACGAAACACCAAGGTGTCTGTCGAGTTCTGTGGCATCTCGCGTTGAGTACCGAAATCGCCCAGTACGGTGATGGGCTGGGCGTGCTCAAGCATGCCCTGTGCAGCGCGGATAAGGTTTCGCGATGCTACGGTGCCGTAATTTTGGATAGACATGGTCTAGTTTCTTTCTTTGAAAATTGAGTTAATAGCCGCGTTCTTTGAGCTCTCGCTCACGTTTCTTGGCTTCGTAATTCCACAGTTCAACTGGTGACATGTCGCCAAGTGTTTTAGGCGGCGGCGTCTGGCCAGTTCGAGTTGTCGCGGCTGCAGCGAGACGTGCTCCGCGCTCTTGCCTGATTTCCGTAGCCGAAACCGATTTGGATGCGTTGAACAAGTCAAGCATCTTGATCGCATCTCTGGCTGCCGAGCTGTCAGCGAGGGCCCGAGTCTCAGGTGACTGCACGGTAAACCATTGCGCAAATTCAGTCGTGTTGACCGTATCGCGCCAGTTTTCGTACTTACCTTCTATCCGGGCTTCTTCCATGAGGCGCCCCATCTCAGCGCGGGTTTGTGCGACCTGCTGTTGAACGTAGCCTGTCACCTGTTCAGGTGTCAAACCTTGTTGCTGGCCACCCACCTTCGATGCGACGTATTCCTCCATCG